GGATTCTTAATTCAGCCATTAGTTGCCACTCCCATTAAACTTAGCGGCGGCCTTTTCAAGCGCCTTAATAACGCCATCCTTGGCTTTGCCTTCATCCTCTTTGTAGGCCTTAAACATTGCAGTCCAGAACGATGCCGGACTCGCCCTTTACTGCCCGACCAGTCACAGACAGTCCTAGCTAGTGGGCGCTCGTAAACATCCGCTACGAGGGGCAATAAAGCCAAGGCTTCACAGTCCACTTCTCAAAGGCAAAACACGCTCAAATGAGATCGCTAAGATGGCAGAAGACTTAGGCACGCCTTTAATGCCGTGGCAGCGCTGGCTTTTAGATGACATGATGAAGATCGATGCCAAATCGATGTACATTCGCAAGACTACGCTTCTGTTAGTAGCTCGACAGAACGGCAAGTCTCATTTAGGACGCATGAGAGTTATTTGGGGTCTCTTCTATGGAGGCGAGATGAAGCATCTGATCATGTCCTCTAACCGAGCAACTGCCCTTATGACTTTTAGAGAGATCGCGTGGATTATTGAGAATGCGCCGCATCTTAAGGCTGCCACTAAAGCCATCCGATACGCCAACGGCGGCGAACGCATAGAGCTTCTCAATGGCGCAACGCTAGACCTCGTATCCGATACTCGTGACTCATCTCGTGGACGTACAGCAGATTTTCTTTGGATCGATGAAGTCCGAGAGATAAGCAAAGAGGGTTACACAGCTGCAATCCCTACAACTCGCGCAAGGGCTAACAGCCAGACTTTGCTAACGTCGAATGCCGGTGACGCCTTTTCTGAGACGCTAAATACATTACGCGAGAGAGCGTTATCTGCGCCTCCTAAGTCATTTGGATTCTATGAATACTCAGCACCGCAATACTGCAAGATCACAGACCGCAATGCATGGGCGCTGGCTAATCCAGCACTCGGCCATACGATTACAGAGGAGTCACTTGAGGAAGCCGTTGCAACGAATAAGATTGAAGATATTAGGACTGAGCTTCTATGCCAATGGATTGATTCTCTACAGAGTCCATGGCCTCATGGTATTCTTGAGGCAACCTCCGATGCCACGCTCCAGATTCCGATTGGTGGCTATACAGTATTTGGCTTCGATGTATCTCCATCTCGCCGCAACGCGAGCCTCGTGGCTGGTCAAATTATGGGTGACGGAAGAATCGGTGTCGGAATCTTGCAGACGTGGGAGTCGCAAGTCTCGGTAGATGACCTAAAAATAGCAGCTGAGATTAAGGGATGGGCTGATCAATATCGGCCTAAGATGATCTGCTTCGACAAATACACGACGCAATCGATCGCTGAAAGATTGGCTAATGCCGGTCAGATTACTCAAGATGTATCAGGCCAGCAGTTCTATCAGGCTTGCTCTGACCTTCTTGATGGTCTAGTCAATGGTCGCGTAGTGCATAACGGACAAGAGGAATTGATAAAGCAGATGAATAACTGCGCGGCTAAGACCAACGATTCTAGCTGGCGCATCGTAAAGCGTAAGAGCGCTGGCGATGTATCCGCACCGATCTCTCTTGCCATGGTTGTCTCGATGCTATTAAAACCGCAACAGGTAGCGGCTATCTACACAGAATAAACTATATGTAGTGTATAATTGCCATCTATGGGTATCCTCTCGCGCCTTACAGGTGCAACACCGAAGGCCAATGTTGAAGCGCAATACGCACCGCAGGTTCTTGGTGAGTATTCGCCTTATGCGATGCCGTTCCAATTTGCTTACGTTGGACGCACAGAAGCTTTAGGAGTTCCGGCACTAGCTCGATGCCGTAACCTTCTCGCTGGCACAATCGGCACAATTCCATTGATGTTGCATAAGAAGTCAACAGGCGAGATGCTAGGCAGCCCTCTCTGGTTAGATCAGCCGTCTTATCATCAGCCTCGATCAGTAACTATTGCTTACACAGTTGACTCACTTCTATTTTACGGACAAGCATTCTGGCAAGTAGTCGAGGTCTATCAAGAAGATGGGAGACCATCTCGGTTCGAGTGGATTGCTAACAGTCGCGTAACAGCGACACTAGATCGCGATAATGTCTTTGTAAAGTCTTACGCCATTGATGGCACAACAGTACCGATGGACGGCCTTGGCTCACTCGTTACATTCCAGTCACTTAATGATGGCATTCTCAATACTGGCGCATCAACTATTCGCGCTGCTATTGACGTGCAGAAAGCCTCAGTAGTAGCTGCTGCAACGCCTATGGCTACGGGCTATCTCAAGAATACAGGTGCGGATCTACCACCTTCTGAAGTGCAAGGATTACTTTCAGCATGGAAGTCTGCCCGTCAAAATCGTTCTACGGCTTACTTAACCTCAACTCTTAACTATGAATCTGTAGGCTTCTCACCTAAAGACATGATGTACGGGGAAGCAATTTTCAACCTCGCGACGGAAGTGGCACGCTTGTGCAACGTGCCTGCCTACTACGTCTCAGCAGATCAAAATAATTCCATGACCTATGCCAACGTTACAGATGAGCGTAAGCAATTCTTAACAATGTCCTTGCAGCCATTTATATCGGCCATTGAGGATCGTCTTTCAATGGATGACATAACAGCTCGTGGCAACGTTGTCCTATTTGACATCGATAAAAATTTCCTACGCACAGATCCACTCGTAGAATTGGCAGTAATTCGCGAGATGCTTGACCTACAGCTCATAACTGTAGAGCAGGCAATGGGCATGACAGACCTAACACCTAACGGAAGCCATGGGATGATATATGAATGAGATGATCACATTCTCAGCAGAACTTAAAGCAGATGCAGCAGAGCGCACGATCTCTGGAAAGATAGTTCCCTACGATGGCGAAGTCGGAATGACATCTGCCGGAGCCGTAGTCTTTGAGCGTGGCGCAATCAATATCGCTGAATCAAGTAAAGTCAAGCTCTTACTAGAGCATGATGCTAAGCAGCCGATTGGCCGCGCTCAATTTTTTAATGAAACAGAAGACGGGATCTATGCGTCTTTTAAGATTTCTAAATCATCACGCGGCACAGATGCATTAATCGAAGCCGCAGAAGAACTTCGTACTGGTCTATCAGTCGGAGTCATGGTCAATGCAGCCAAGCCTAAGAATGGCGTGCTGTATGTATCGAGTGCAGAACTCCTCGAAGTAAGTTTGGTTCAGGCAGCAGCCTTTAAGTCTGCCGCCGTAACCGATATAGCGGCGTCTGAAGATGAAGCCGTAGAAACCAACCAACCAACAGAAAGCGAGACAGCCACCGTGGAAGACACCACTTCAGCAGTCGAAGCAACACCTACAGTTGAGGCTGCCGCAGTTGAAGCTGCTCGCCCTGCTGTAACAGCAATGGCTTACACACAGCCACGCATTGAACTAACAACTGCAAAGTATGTAGAGAACACTATTCGCGCAGCAATGGGCGATGACGCAGCTCGTCAATACATCGCAGCAGCAGATAGCACAGTCAATAACCCAGGACTCGTTCCAACACGTCAGTTGTCAGAGATCGTCAACCCTCTCGGTACAACTATCCGTCCATCGATCGAAGCAATCTCACGCGGAGTGCTTCCAGATGCAGGTATGACTTTCGAGATTCCAAAAATTACAGCAATGCCAACAGTTGCAGAAACAGCACAAGGTAATGCATTTAACGAAACAGATCAGACATCAGACTTCCTCTCAGTAACTGTTAAGAAGTACGCTGGACAACAGACATTCTCTGTCGAATTGCTAGATCGTACATCTCCAGCATTCTTTGATGAACTCGTTCGCAACATGGCCGCAGCATACGCAAAAGCTACAGATGCAGCAGTTAACGCAGCACTTATCTCAGGCGCAACAGCAGATGCAACTACAACAGTTACCTACCCAACAGCAGCAGAACTCCTCGGAGTAGTTGCTCGCGGTGCAGCTTCTGTCTATGGCGCAACACTTGGCCTACCTAACCCATTCGCTCGTAACATGATCGTCAACACATCACAGTGGTCTAACATCATGACACTCAACGATGCAGGACGCCCTATCTACACAGCTTCACAGCCACAGAACGCAGGCGGAGTCGCATCACCTACAGCCCTACAGGGTAACGTGGCAGGTCTTAACCTCTACGTCACACCTAACACAGCTGCTGGAACTGACACAGATGGATCGATCATCATCGTCAACCCAGACGCGTACACATGGTACGAGTCACCAACATACCGACTACGCGCAGAGTCAACAGCTGCTGGTCAGGTAACAATCGGCTACTACGGCTACGGCGCAATCGCGACCAAAGTCGGAGCAGGCGCATTTAAGAATAACAAGGCGTAAGCCACACTAAGTCGCTGGCAGGGTAGTGCCCTTCTACCCTGCCAGTCTTTAGAAAGGTAAACAATATGGCTCTGACAACAGTTGCAGAACTTCGTACGGCTCTAGGCGTAGGTAGTCTCTACACCGATGCAGTCTTGCAGTCTGTCTGCGACGCTTCAGACAACGTACTGCTACCTTTCATCTGGAATAACAAATCTTTCAACATTGCAAGCGAATCGACAACTACATCTGCCACTCTTTATTTTGACCACAATGTAGAAGATGTATTTTACGTAGGTCAGACTGTAGTAGTATCAAATAACGCGGCTCACCTTAACGGCTCAAAGACAATTACAGCAGTCAGCGATAAGACAATCAGCTATACGATAAGTCATGGAACAGTCTTTCCCTACCATCCAGTAAATCCTTACGGCACAGTAGCGGCAACAGAGACACTAGATCCATCAACAGTACCGGCAATCCAAGAAGCCTCTTTAATGATTGCTATTACAATTTGGCAGGCAAGACAGTCACCGACAGGTCAATCTGTTACAATTGATGGATTTCAGCCGAGCCCATTTACCATGTCCTCAACACTTGTAGCGAGAGTGCGTGGATTACTTGCGCCGTATCTCGATCCGAGATCGCAGATTGGTTGATCATGGCAGCCATATCAACACTCCGCGCAGGTATAGCAGCCGCACTCACAGATAATACAAAGTATTCAATTTTCTCATTTCCGCCGCCATCGCCCATTGCTAACAGCGTTATAGTTAGCCCTGCTGATCCATACATAACGCCTTCCAATAATTCATATACAACGATCGCTCCTATGGCTAACTTTCAGCTGTCGATCCTCGTGCCGTTGCTAGATAATGAAGGCAATCTCAATGGAATTGAAGATGACATCGTGCGCGTGTTTAGCCTGCTCGCTGCATCTTCATACACCTACAACGTCTCTGATGTATCGGCTCCGGCCGTACTTAGTGCGGCGTCAGGTGATCTACTTACTTGCAATATCAACATATCAATCCTAACGAATTGGAGCTAAATCATGACCGATATGGAACAATGGGAAAAAGAAAGAGACCTGTTCATGGCCATGATTGGTCAGACTAAATCTCCTGCATCAAAACCATCAACAAAGAAAGAAGAGGAATAAGCCGTGTCAGTATATCTAAGCAACGGAGTGGTTCTTACTGTAAACGCGGTAGACCTCTCATCACTAGTAAGTTCATGCACAATCAATAGATCCTTTGACGAATTAGAGACCACAAGTATGGGCCAGAGTGGTCATACTTTCGTGAAAGGATTAGAAGCCTCATCAATTTCAATCGATTTCTTCAATGATGAAGCATCATCTAAGACACTCCAGACATTAAACTCATCATCAGTATGGGGTAACAATGTTACTGTAACTGTAAAGCAGAGTTCTGCTGCTACATCTGCTACAAATCCACTTTACACAATGACTTGCCTAGTCAATAACACTACACCTATCAATGGTGCAGTTGGCGATCTATCAACTCAGTCAGTAACTTGGAACGTTTCTGGTACAGTAGCAATCACAACCGCATAATCTAACTAAACAAAGGGGCACAGCATGGCAAAGTTAATAGTCACGATGGCAGACAATAGCGTCACCGAGATCGAGATTACACCTCGGCTTGAGTACGCGTTCGAGCTATATGCTAAAAAGGGATTTCACAAAGCGTTTCGCGATGATGAAAAGCAGTCGGATGTCTATTGGCTTGCATGGGAAGGCCTTCGACTAAGTGGAGTCACAGTCAAGCCATTTGGCTCAGACTTTCTCGATACTCTTAAGAGTGTAGAGGTTGCAGAGTCTGACCCTTTGGCCTAGGCAGGGATAGCATCCACTATCTCATAGCTCGCTTGAGCATTGAGACGGCTATCCCTCCACAATATTTGATCGATTTAGATCCATCGATGCTCCAGATGATTCTGAAAGCATTGAAAGACCGAGCAGAGGAGCAGAAGAATGCCTACAGAGCTAAAAGGCGCTAGCCAGCTGCGCAAAGCTCTCAAGCAATTCTCGCCTGATCTTGATAAAGAAGTACGCGATGAGATGGTCGGATTCCTTAAACCTTTAATTAAGAAGGCTAGAGGTTTCCTCCCGTCTAACGCAGACGCTCCATCTGGCTTCGTCAAGCATGAAGTAAAGACTGCCAAGTTTCCAATGTACGACGCAGCTGAGGCACGCCGAGGTGTCGGCTATAAATTGACACCGACTAAGCCTAATCGTCAAGGGTGGGTGCAGACAGTATCGATCCACAATAAGACGGCGGCAGGTGCAATCGTTGAGACTGCCGGACGTAAGTCTGGTATGTCTGGCAACTTTAGCCCACGCTTCTCAGGCACATTCGCAGGCCGTGGCAAGATGGCTGGCCGCGTGATGTTTAAGGCTTACGATCAAGATCAAGGCAAGGCTAAGGCTGGCGTTATTAAGGCGCTTGAAATGGCTGCCGCTAAGTTTAATGCGAAAGGTATCTAATGGCTGAATTACGCATACCGATTATCGGTGAGTTCAAGGGTAAGAAAGCCTTTAAGGATGCAGACAATAGCGTCAAGGGTCTTAATAAATCTTTTAAGAGACTAGCAGGCGCAGCAGGCATCGGTCTATCGACTGCCGCAATAGTTAATTTTGGCAAGAAGTCAGTGCAGGCATTTATTGCAGATGAGAAGGCAGCTTCACAGCTTGCAGTAGCAGTCAAGAATCTAGGCCTAGCCTTTGAGACTCCACGCATTGAGCAGTTTATTTCAGAGATGTCTCGCGCTTCGGGCGTGGCCGATGATGTACTACGCCCATCGATGCAGAAGTTATTGCAGACCACTGGCTCAGTTACAAAGTCTCAAGAATTACTGACTCAAGCTCTCGACATATCACGAGGCAGTGGTGTCGATTTTGAGACTGTCGTAGAAGATTTAACCAAGGCTTATGTCGGCCAGACTCGTGGACTTAATAAATATAAGTTAGGTCTCAGCCAAGCCGAATTAAAAACCGCGTCCTTTGCGGATTTGCAAGAAAGATTAAATAAACAATTTACAGGATCCAATGCTGCCTACCTTGAAACCTACGCTGGCAAGTTAGGACTCATCACGACTGCCGCTGGTGAAGCTCAAGAGACTATTGGCAAGGGTCTCATCGATGCCTTCACTATTCTCTCAAGCGAGTCCGGCAACATAACAGAACTTACTGACGCAATGAACAGCTTTGCAGAAGGTACTGCCAATGCATTCCGCAGCGTAGCAATCTTGGTCTCTAACCTTGATAAGGCCATGTCAGCAGGCTTTGGCTTACTTGGAGTTTTAGACAGTATTACTGGAAGTAACTTCGTCAAGGTATTCGGTGGAGCAATAGGACTTCTTAGCACTCAAGGCGGAGGCTCATTCAGCAGCAACACAAAGGCAGGCGCTGGCGGCTATCCTTCATCTGCACTAGGGCCGGGCTTTATTGATCCTAACGATGCAGCTCGTAAAGCAGCAGAAGCGGCAGCAGCCAAGCGTGCGAAAGAACTAGCCGCCTTGCAGAAAAAGACTTTGGATACACAGAAAAAGTCCCTAGCTTTACAGAAGGCTTCTAAGACTCTTAACCTAGACGCTATCGGCATTGAGGCAGCACTTAAGGGCAAGATAAGCCAGACCGATCGAATCTCCTTGGAATTACAAAAAGCGATTCTTGATGGTAATGCTGTCATGGCAGAAAAATTGGCTAAAGACTTAGATACCGCTGTCAAGCGTAATAATGAACTACGCCTAGCGCTACTTGCAACTCCTGAAGCTCCTAATCCTTATCGTAATTGGAAAGCGCCTGGACTCGATTACGGCGGCAACAAGATAGGAGATAAAGTACCTAACTTTACACCTCCTAGTTTCAACGTCCCAGACATGGGTAGCGGCAATGTCGGAGGCGGATTAGGTTTAGAAGATTTACGCGGAAGAAGTGCCGCTGTTCCACAGATTAACATCCTAGTCGAACTTGATGGGCAGACAGTCGGCGGAGCAATCCGCGATGGTCAGATCAATGACTCGCTATCTGGATCTTTTAATCAAGTTAATCGAGGGCAAGGCTTTAAGGGAGCGGTAGCTATCTAATGGCCCTTCCTGCCACCATCTCTGTCAGCTTCGACTTCTCGCAAGGAGCGACCTTCGGTCTAGGTTTTGTGGTTGGCGATGAAAAGTACGGCATAATCGGTGTCGGTACATTTGCAGCTTCAGAAGTATTAGATCCAGTCGTCGATCTAAGCGATGTTACTAGATCGATTAAGATTAGTCGTGGCCGCAATGTCATGCGTGACACATATGAGTCTGGATCATGCACAGTCCGAGTCCTTGACCCCAATTCATATTTCAATCCACAGAATGCAGCGTCCCCTTATTTTGGTTATCTCACCCCACTCCGCAAGATTCGCGTAGCTGCTACTACTGCTACTGCACAGCACTTTCTATTTTCGGGTTATGTAGATTCTTATAAGTATTACTACCCAACAGGGCAGGAGATCGGTTACGTCGATATCATCTGCTCAGATGCGTTCAGACTCTTTCAGATGGCTAACGTGGCTACAGTTGCAGATGCTACAGCTGGCCAGACTACCGGCACTCGAATCACAAAGATCCTTGATCAAGTCTCATTCCCTACATCCATGAGAATTACCGACACAGGCTCGACCACAGTTCAGGCAGATCCGGGCACAGCTCGCACATCCCTAGCAGCATTGAAAGCGGCCGAATTTGCGGAACAGGGGGCGTTCTGGATAAGAACCGATGGCACAGCTGAGTTTAAGGATCGCACCGATGTTGTGGGATCTTTAGCGGCCACGCCTATTGAGTTTAATCAGACCACAGGAATTCCCTACTCAGACCTCAAGTACGCCTTCGATGACAAGCTCATCGTCAATCAGGCCAGCATGACACGCATTGGCGGCACAGCGCAGACTGCTACAGATGCAACCTCAGCGGCAAAGTACTTTCCACATGGCACAACCGTGACAGACATGATCCCTGAGACAGATGCACAAGTCTTAGATATTGCAAAGATTTACGTTGCAACCAGAGCCGAGACAACTATCCGCATTGATGCCATGACCGTCGATCTACTTGATCCAGATGTACCAACTGACACAATGATCGGCCTTGATTATTTTGACAATGTGAAGATAACCAATGTGCAGCCTGATTCGAGCACAATCGTTAAGACCCTGCAGGTGCAGGGCTTAGCATGGGACATAACCCCTAACAGTATGAAATGCACAGTTACAACACTTGAGCCTATAGTCGAGGGATTCATTATAGGATCATCGACTTACGGTATAATCGGACAATCCATAATGGGATACTAGGAGAAAATCATGGCAGAAGGCTTTCCAGCATCAACAGGCGACATCTTTACAGCCGCAGACTATAACGGCCTAGTAGCCTTTACTGTAGGCGCAGCTCAGACTGCCGACTATACGGCCGTAATTGCCGATACCTATCAGGTCTTAGAGCTTATGAACAAGGCAACGGCGATCGCTTATAAGATCCCTACTAACGCCTCGGTAGCATTCCCTGTCGGCACAGTATTAAACATCTTGAACGTCGGCGCAGGAGTCTGCACGATCTCAGCCGTAACCCCTGGCACTACTACAATTCTTTCGGCTGGCGCAGTAGCTGCCGCTCCTACCCTTTCACAATATAAAAGCGCAGCCGTAATTAAAACAGGTACAGATTCTTGGTACTGCGTCGGGGCTATTGGATAATGCTAAATAACCTAGTCGGTATATTGGGTGGCGTTCAAGTATCAGTATCGGGCGGCACTCTTTACACATCGGGTGGATTTAACTACAGAGTTTTTACAGCTAATGGATCTTTAGTAATTACTGGCGGCTCGGTTACTATGGACATGTTAATTATTGCTGGCGGCGGTGGTGCTGGTGATGCTGGCGGCGGCGCAGGCGGCGTAATAACTCTTTCATCGCAGACGTTAAGCGCTAACACTTATGCCGTAACCGTGGGCGGCGGTGGTAACGGTGGTAAAAATGGGGTGTCAGCTGCGACTAAGGGTAGCGACTCACTCATAGCTGGATATACAACAGCACTCGGCGGTGGTCGAGGTCAGACACCTAATATTGGAAACCACAATTTAGATGGTGGATCGGGTGCAGGATCTGTCGATCAAGCAATAAACGGCGGTACGGGATCACAAGGTAGTAACGGCGGCAAGGGTTACACCGACGGCCTTTCATACGATTACGGCGGCGGCGGTGGAGGCTATTCGGTAGCAGGTGGCAACGCTGCAGTTCTAGCAAGCGGCTCTGGCGGTAATGGAATTAGCACTTATTCATCTTGGGGTTCTGCAACAGGTACTGGACAGAATGTATCGGGGACTTATTGGTACGCTGGAGGCGGATCAGGCGGCGGAGGTAAAGCTGCACAATCTCCTACAATTGGAGCCGCAGGTTTTGGCGGTGGAGGCCTAGGCGCATACGTTATTACAGGATCGGGCGCTAACGGCACCACGAATACTGGTGGTGGCGGCGGCGGAGGAACGAGTTCACTACTTTTGCAGGTAATGGCGGTTCAGGTATTGTAATTGTGAGGTACGCAGCATGAGTCATTGGGCAGAAATCGATGAAGATTCTAAAGTAATCCGCGTACTCGTTGGAGACAACAACGATCCAGCAGGCGATGAAGGCTATCAATGGCTTATAGATAATCTTGGCGGCACATGGATTAAGACAAGCTATAACTCAACTATTCGCTACAACTATGCAGGCGTAGGATTTACTTACGATCCGATCGATGATGCATTTATCTCACCTATGCCATGCGAACATGCAGAATTGACTTTAAACGATCTTAAACGATGGGAGTGTTCAACCTGTGAAGCCGCGTTTAAGTAAGTCAGCGATTCAACTGCGCGAACAAATAGACGATGCCTACGCAGATCGAGATAGAACTTCGGACGGCTGGATCGGTGATACACGACACGCTGCTCGCAAGTCTGATCATAATCCAGATGTACAAGGATGGGTTCGTGCCATCGATGTTGACCGCGACCTTAACGGCAAAGGCCGGAAGCCCGATGTCATGCCTGACTTGGTCGATCAGATTCGACTCCTTGCAAAGTCTGGCGATAAAAGAATCTCTTACATCATCTTCGATGGAAGATCGCATCATCTAAGAAGGCTTGGGCTTGGCGTCCTTATGATGGGATCAATAAGCATAATCATCACGCACATATCAGCTTTACTGTCAGGGGCGATTACGATAATTCGTTCTTCAATATCCCGATGATAGGTGGCAAACAATGAACATGAAGCATCCAGTAATAATCTCAGTCGGAGCATTCTTGGCCGTATGGGGAACTACATCTAATTTTGCTCTAGACTACCGGGCCATCCTTGGCTCGATCGTAGCTGGAGTATTCGGATACGCGACACCTAAGAAATGAGCACATCGGACTTAATGACACTCTACTTTGCCAGCCTTGCCGTCATCGGTGGGCTTGCAGGGTACGTGATCACTCATCTACTCTCTGAAATTAAAAGACTTAACTCGCGTGTCGATGAGATTTATAACATCCTTTTAGAGCGATAATTTTTGACATGGCGCGCAAAAAGACAATCGACCTAGAGGCTTACTCTATGCTTGAAAGTTATTGCATTGGGATTAACGAGTATTTCAAAGCGCTTAGGAAGTCAGGCTTTACCGTAGATCAGGCGCTTTACATAGTAACCGCAGTTGATACTTACCCAGCAACAATTCTTCCTGCGCCTAATTGGCTTCCTGCATCACCCGACCGTATACCCTATGAGGACGACGACGAGGATTAAATGAAGCGCATAGTCATAGTGAGCGACCTACAGGTTCCGTTCCACGATAGACACGCAGTCAAGAATCTAGCCAGTTTCATAACAAAGTTTAAGCCGCACGAAGTCGTTACAATTGGCGATGAGATTGATTTTAATACGATTAGCAAGTGGTCAGAAGGGACGCCAGAGGCTTATGAGCAGACTCTTGGAGATGATCGCGATGAGGCTGTTCAGGTACTTTACGACCTACAGGTGACACAGATGATCCGTTCTAATCACACCGATCGCCTATACACGCAGATCATGCGTAAGATCCCGTCATTCTTGTCATTGCCTGAATTGCGCTTTGAGAAGTTTATGCAGCTTGACCAGTTAGGGATTACCTTTCATCGCAAGCCTTACAACATCGCGCCGGGCTGGATAGCAGTCCACGGCGATCACACGCCTATCAAGTCTCAAGGCGGTCTATCAGCCCTAGAAGCAGCCCGTAGGCATGGCAAGAGCGTCATCTCAGGACATACTCACAGGGCAGGCAGATCGTCCTTCTCAGAGGCCTCTGGAGGCCGTATAGGGCGTGTTCTGCATGGCGTAGAAGTAGGCAATCTTATGGATTTTAGCAAGGCCAGTTACACAAAGGGATCGGCTAACTGGCAACAGGCATTCGCCATCATGTACGTCGATGGCAAGAATGTGCAGGTTGATATTATCTACATCGAGAAGGACGGGACATTCGTCGTCTCAGGTAAGCGTTATGGACGACCTAGATAACGAGCTTGATCGGGACATCGATGATCACATCGATGACGCAGAATCGTTACCATTTCGTTACCTCAATTCTCTAGAATTCCCCCTTAGGGCGTGAGACAGTTTAGCCATCGACCAAGGGCGTCGATAGAAAAGCTCAAACATGTTTGATCCATCATTAGGCGACTTGCTTGCAATGATTGTAATGTCGGCACTATATTTCCATTTAGGCCGTATTGTCGGCATCCGCGTAGGTTATCTCAAAGGCCGCAAAGCTGTCAGAGATTACTACGCCTCAAAAGAAAGGGTTCGAGTGTGAATGCAGGTGATTTCCTCTCAGAAGCAAAAGCAACAATTCAAGATCGTGGAATGGACTACGGACACCCGTCAGACAATATGTCCAGAACAGCACGACTCTGGTCAGCATTCCTCGAAATGCCTATTACTGACTATCAAGTGGCGTCATGCATGGTCTTGGTCAAGCTCGCACGAAGTATGGAATCTGGAAAGGTCGATACATACATCGACGCTGCAGCCTATATGGCAATAGCAGGCCAACTACACACAGAGGAGAATGAACTGTATGTTTAATTTAGAAGATTATGAAACAGTAGAAGAACGACTTATTAAGTTTTGGAAGGATCATCCAGATGGCCGAATTGATACGAAGTTGGTTGAGGCAAGTGCTACACGTTTTATCGTACAGGCTTACATATACAGAACTGAAGCTGATCAATACCCTTGGACTTCTGGGCTCGCAGAAGAAACGATATCGGGGCGTGGAGTCAATGCTACTTCTGCTCTCGAAAATTGTGAAACGTCTGCGATTGGTCGTGCTCTCGCTTCGGCTGGCTATGCGACAAAGGGAAAGAGACCTAGCCGAGAAGAGATGTCTAAAGTCGCAAAGGCTGATCAAGTGACATCGACCATCCAAGAAGTAAAGGCAAAGATGGCAGACACATCTGGCAGTTACATTCCAGTAGTAAAGGAGGACGATCCATGGACTATCAAGCCAGCGACTATGCCGCCCACAATGGGGGAAGCTGTATCGATGGTGAAAGAGATCATTGGCGGCCAGACCGAGAAGGATATCCCTCACTGCAAGCATGGTGAGATGATGTGGAAGACCGGCACGACAAAGGCTGGCAAGCCATGGGGTCACTTCAAGTGCCCTTATGCAGTAACTGGTGAGTTGACTAGATGCCCAGCTCCTAACGATGTAATTTGGTACGAGATCAACAAAGAGGGCGCATGGCAGCGCCAGAAGGCGAGAGTTTAATGGGACGTTTACAGTTCATGAACCAAGATGGTGAATGGGAGCAATTCCCAACAGAAGATGAGATCCATCGATCTAAGGAAGTCATAGCAATCTTTGAGGAGTTTACATTCACGACTCGATGCTGCTTATGCAATGAGTCGATTCCCTACAAAGACATCAAAGTGAATCTGACCAATAAGAGCTGGTCATGCGCTAAGTGCCACGCGGTCAATGGCCTCACAAAGCCGTAAGTATCGAGGATTCTCGACCGAGCGTGTAGTCGCCCGTTACCTATCGGAGTGGTGGCCACATGCAAATATCGGTCGAGGGGCTGGAAAAGATATCACAGGCGTCCCGTTCGACGTCGAGGTGAAGGCTAGATCGGCGTTCCAGCCAAAGGCGTGGATCGATCAGGTCACAAAGAGAGCAAAGAAAACTGGTGATTTGCCGCTCGTAGTTAGTCGATTGAATGGCCAAGGGGAGAAGAGTCCTCAGGACTACCTAGCCTTCATGAGATTAGGTGATCTGGTCGATCTATTGCTTAAGGCCGGTTACGGGGATTTAAGCGATGATATTGGTAAACTTAATGTAATGAGATGCAAGATGTGCGGCGTATGGTCGTTCACTGAGACATGCAGAACATGTGAGGTCGATCCAGATGCCAACCTATGAATTCGAGTGCGATAACGAACACTGTGAATCCAATGCAAGAATTGAGAAATGGATGTCAATCCATGAGCCTCATGATCTGGAATGCCCGTTCTGTCATAGCTCGATGAGCAAGGTCTATTCGAGTGTAGGAGTCTCATTTAAGGGGACAGGGTTCTACAGTACGGATAACAGATGAGTTATGCACACCTGTGGATAAGTAAGTGTAGAAACATCACTTCACGCTTAAGACACGCCCATGTTATACACATGCTTGACATCGCTGGTACTCTCAGGGCTAGAGCCCATCAAGGGCTCACCGCAGGCCGTTCACGGCAAGCCTGCGGGGTAGCCATCGCTATTGGGATAGCTCTATCTATCGCAATGCCGCTAGATGCACAGGCGAATGACCTAGCAATTAAACAACTAAAACAATTGGCTAATTATCAGCTTACAGATAAGCAATATAAATGCCATAACGAGATCATTTATAGAGAGTCTCGATGGGACTATAAGGCAGTAGGTAACCTTAATGGGACAAAGAGAGTCTATGGGCTTTATCAGATGAAGACCGAGAGCCTTAAGAAATCAACACCTCAAGGCGTCTGGCTCTATAGGCTCTACTGTCTCTAGGATCTTTTGGCAATGTTATCTCTAAACTCTGGGCATGTGTAGCACAATGTGCTCTTAACATGGTTACATGTAGCACATGCTAGCACTAGGTTACAGGGTGCATCTGTCCCACCTCTAGCCTTGGCTACGATGTGATCTATCTGTGCATCTCTATAGGTCATGATTACGTCACAGTAATGGCACCTAAGGCCATCACGTTCTACTAATAGCTTCTTGTAGTGACGATAGTTCTTAGGCCAAGGTCTGCACTTCTTGGCCATCTTTCTTATATCACTGTCTTTAGGGTGTCCTACTCCACCCTTCTTTACGCTTATCTTAATGTCTGTTGCATATTGATAGATCGCTGCTCGATCGACGTTTAACTGTTCTGCTAACCAGTTACCGCCTTCTGTTGCATTCTCACGAATGAAGGCTCTTTGCTCTTCCGTTAGATTATTTCTAGGCACTATTGCCATCCTTTAATCTTTAAGTGTTGTAACGCATTACAATAGTTAGGCTCATCATACTCAGTATGCCCATACCTATGTGCTACATAATGCCAATACATCCAGAACTGCTTAATAGGTGTAGATACTCGTAGGCTTTCAGTCTTCATCTGGTATAGCCCATATACCTGCTTACTACCATTGAGGTTACCAATAGCTTTGTAATTCCACCTGGACTCTCGATGAACTATCTCGTTATGACATGCTAATTGCTTATCAGTTAATTGGTAATCAGCTTCTTTTTTAAGCTGTTGAATTGCAAGGTCTGACGCCTGTGCATCTAGGGGCGTAGCTATAGATAGAGATATCCCAATAGCGAGTGCTAACACGCGAGCTAGCCCTATCGGGCTCGCGTTGAGCCCCTGATGGGCTCTAGCGCTGAGAGTACCAGACGTGTCAAGGACGTTAGTATAAGTCCTGTTCAGAGGCGTGTCGCTCATCGATTGTCCGTACTATAGAATCCTGATCCCTTAAATGAAACTCCAATAGAGCTATAAACCTTATGCATAGGACTATGGCAGAACGGGCATTCCAGATCATGAGGCTCGTTAATAGATAGCCATTCTTCTACGCGTGCATTGCTTTCGCACTTATCGTTATCGCACTCGAACTCATAGGTTGGCATTATCGCACCCTACCTAAACTGGAATCCATTAATGCCTTTTCACCCTTTGCGCCAATAGCTAGTAACATAGTCCTAAAACTAATATCACGCTTCACACCATCAGGCCGCTCGAACTTAAAGTTATAAGGCGTTGGAATAATAATTCCTTTAGATTCCCAAACTTGATCCCACCATTTTCCTCTAGTGACAGGCAGAAGTGCTATACCATTTCCATGTTCGATAAACTTATCAACCCATGGGGTAGGCTTACTGTATGGAGGATTCATCCAAATGCACCCTAACCAAGGCTGAGCAAGTCCATCTTCAACTTCTGTGTAATATTTGTCTGCTGGAACATTTAACGCACCGCCTATGGGTGCTGCTACATCTAAATCGAACTGAATGCCTATGTGGTCAAATATCCATTTAGGTGTGTAATGTTGGTCGCTGTTATGATTTTCTAAATTAGTTATAGAAGCCATTTGCGCCCTCGCATGCCCTACAGGTAGCCGTAAACGCCCATGCGCCACACATATTGCATCTCATAGGTTCAAGTGTACCAATGTCACCCTTATAATCCCCGTAACCTGCCTTAAGCAATAGATCGACCAGATCACCTAGTCTCATGAATGCAAGGTACTCACTAGGAGCCTTCTCCCCTTGACCATTTAATCGACTAACTACGATAGGCAAGTCACCAGCTTTACTTGCCCTCTTTGTGACCTGATCGATCCATGCCTTTGGCTGGAACGCCGATCTAGCTTTAACTTCCATGTCGAACGGGACATGTGTTATATCTTTTCCAGCCCCTCTACCGATATCTGCATGTGGCCACCACTCCGAAAGGTAACGTGCGACCACACGCTCGGTCGAGAATCCTCGATACTTACGGCTTTGTGAGGCCATTGACCGCGTGGCATTTAGAGCATGACCAACTCTTCTTAGCAGGTTTACCTTAATGTCTTTGTAAGGTATTGCCTCATTACATAAGCAACATCTAGTCGTGAATGTAAACTCCTCTAAAATTGCTATGACTTCTTTAGATCGATGAATCTCATCCTCTGTGGGGAATGACTCCCATTCGCCGTCTTGGTTCATGAACTGTAGGCGTCCCATTACATTCTCACCTTCTGGCGTTGCCATGATCCATCTTTAGCAATCTCGTACCAGATCACATCGTTAGGCGACTCGCATCGACCGCCGATCTCACCTGTTACTGCTGCTTTGCATTTCATGTGACCCCATGGCTTGCCAGCCTTTGTCGTACCTGTCTTCCACATCATCTCACCATGCTTGCAATGAGGGATATCCTTCTCGGTCTGGCCGCCAATGATCTCTTTCACCGTCGATACAGCTTCCCCCATTGTGGGCGGCATAGTCGCTGGCTTGATAGTCCATGGATCTTCTTCCTTTACTACTGGGATGTAAGTGCCGGACGTCTCTGCCATCTTGGCCTTTACTTCTTCAACTTGAGTTCTAACTGTCGCTGCTCTCTGTACTTTTTGCATCTCTTCCACACTTGGTCGTTTACCCTTTGTAGCATATCCTGCGTTAGCAAGTGCTCGACCAATAGCAGAGGTCTCGCAATTTTCGAGAGCAGAAGTAGCATTGACCCCTCTGCCTTGGATAGTTTCCTCGGCAAGTCCACTAGTCCAAGGTCTAGAGTCAGCCTCAGTTCGAAATATGCGTGCCATGACAATAAAGCGGCCATTGGCCGAGTCAAGAAGTTCTGTATGTATTTGCCCATCTGGATGATCCTTCCAAAATTTAGTTAGTCGTTCTTCTACTGTCTCATAATCTTCTAGGTTAAACATACTGCTCATCCCTTTCAGTAATTAGTTCACAAGCTAGTGCGAGGTAAGCACACGCGTCGATATAGGAGTCAATATGGTCTGCCGTTTCTTGCAGACGTGCGAGCTTGACTTCGACCATCGCCAGACACGCTTGATGGTCTGAGATCGGTGTTTCAAGCATCTGTTGGAGTCTAAGTGCGATTCGAGTCTGATTGATACGAGGATGACCATATATTCGTCCTCGGTCTCCAATGATGTCAGTAGCTGATAATAGGACTTCACTTGCTTTCACACTCTCACCCTTTCTTTAGATTCGTAGTAATCTCTCACAGCTTTACGCCCTTGTAGATAGCCTACGCGAATGCCGACGATACGGCCTACATGGAAATATAGTGCAGATAGCACGATCATTACAATAAAATCGCCTAGCGATGGATCGAACATGTTGAGCCTTTCTTATCAACGCCCTTCGTTGATGGCTCTACTGTCTCATGATCTAAGGGGGAATTTACCGAGATTTAGATAACGAAATGGTAACGATTCTATGTCGTCGATGTGGTCATCGATGTCCCGATCAAGCTCGTTATCTAGGTCGTCCATACCGCTTGCCTGAGACTACGAAAGTCCCATCCTTCTCCAGATAGATCAGATCGACTTGCACATTCTTGCCCTCGACATACATGATGGCGAATGCCTGCTGCCAGTTAGCCGATCCCTTTGTGTAAGAGGCCTTGCTAAAGTCCATAAGATTGCCTACTTCTACACCATGCAGTACACGCCCTATACGGCCCCCAGAAGCCTCTGAGAAGGACGATCGCCCTGCCCTATGGGTATGCCCTGAGATGACGCTCTTGCCATGCCTACGGGCCGCCTCAAGGGCTGAGAGACCCCCTTGTGACTTGATAGGAGTATGGTCGCCATGGACTGCAATCCAGTTAGGTGCAATGTTATACGGTTTCTTATGAAAGGTAATCCCTAGCTCATCAAGCTGCATGAACTTCTCGAACCTAAGTTCCGGCAATGAAAGGAATGACGGAATCTTACGCATGATCTGTGTGTATAGGCGGTCTGTGTGATTAGACCGAATCATCTGTGTTACTTGTAGATCGTAAAGTACCTGAACAGCCTCATCGCGATCGTCTCCCAGAGTCTGCTCGTAGGCTTCTGGCGTGCCTTCTGACCATTTTGAGATGGTGTTGAAGTCAATCTCATCTCCTATCGTGACTACTTCATGCGGCTTAAACTTGGTTATAAATTGTGCTACATTCTTGACTGCGTGTCGATCATGAAAGGGAACCTGTAGGTCACTCACTATGACAATGCGCTTCATTAGTCCTCGTCGTCGTCCTCGTAGGGTAGGCGATCCACTCGGTCGGGGATCGATGGCAGAATCCAATCAGGATAAGCATCTCGATCAGTGATGATCGCTAGGCACATGTCCACGGGAAACCCTGCGCGTCTTAGGGCGCGGTACATCTCATGCAGGCTTATAGCCCATGCGTCTAGCTGTGAGTAAGTATCGAGATCGATGACTTTCTTTCTTGCCATGTCAAAAATTATCGCTCTAACAGGATGTTATAAATCTCATCGACACGCGAGTTGAGTCGCTTAATTTCAGACAGAAGATGCGTGATCACATAACCTGCAAGCCCACCGATGACGGCAAGGCTAGCGAAGTAAAGAGTGAAGAAGTTTTCTTGAGTCATTCTTTCCCGACTCCGAATGAGGCATCGTTAGGATTGAGCCAGCGCAGAATGACGGGTGCTACTGCTGCCGCGCCTGCCATCGCTAAGGTCTTAGGATCTGTTACGCCTGCCATGTATAGCGCGAGGGCAGCGGCCAAGAATGATCGAGCCCATGATGCTGCTAGTGATTTTGCTTGTTCCATTAGTTTCCACCTATCATCGGGATATTGAACCAACTATTGTCTTCATCGCCCTTGATAGTAAAGCTGACGTGCGCGTGATGATTATGCTTATTGATCCCATCATAAGGACGCCAAGCCCAAGCCTTCTTAGAGGAAGCGATCTTGCCGTCAAAGATGATGTAAGAGATTCTCTTATCGCCAGACTTTGCAAGGAGTCGAATCTGATCGACCAAGTCAGGCATGACATCGGGCTTCCGGCCTTTGCCGTTAAGGTCGCGGTCAACATCGATGGCACGAACCCATCCTTGTGCATCTGGATTATGATCAGACTTGCGTGCAGCGTGTCGAGTGTCGCCGATCCAGCCGTCCGAAGTTCTATCTCTATCGGGGAATGCATCATCAATCTGCTCGCGTAGTTGGATCGCTGACTTACTCAGGCGCGGCTTCACAGGCTACACACTCCCATTTCTTTAAATCGCTAAGTGTAAGTTCTGGATGATTGCAAGGTACGGGTGCGATGAATGCATCATCGATTGGATCGTAGGTATAACCAATCCCTGCATAGTTATAGCGAATGTTTCCGTTGTAGCTAGTGCGCTTGCAGACTTGACCTCTTACCTCTGAATAGGCTTGCTCCCAGTCAGTAATGCCATCAACTTCTTCCCACTCGTCACGTCCGGGAATGACTTCTGTGACGATGTTATTCTCATCGAGAAATGCGTAATGTGCCATCAGACTGTCACTGTTCCCGTTCCCGCTGTAAATTGATAGACGCGATAGCCTGCGCGAGTTGGCTGTGTATAAACTAAAGTCCCACCTATCGAGCTGAGAGGTGCGAAGGTGTCTGGATAAGCAAGAATAACAATTCCAGAACCGCCAGAACCTGCGCCGCCGATATTGTTCACGCCACCATCGCCGCCGTTGCCAGTATTGACTGCTCCTGAATTGATTGGGCCAGTTGCATAATTACCTGCACCGCCAACTGATCGAGTGACTGAAGTGCCATTTATTGAAGAAGCCAATCCTGCGCCACCTGCGCCTGGAGTATTGCTAACTGGAGAACCGCCGATTGCACCAGCTCCACCGCCACCTGCTGATGCAGATGCCGTGCTCGGACTGTAATTACCACCTGCGTTGCCTTGTCCTGCTGGAGAAGCAGCTCCACCATTATTTGTTGAGCCTGTTCCTGTGTATGCACCGCCGCCACCAGAACCGCCAGCCGTACCACTACCAGAAGACTGGCGACCACCAGTGCCGCCGCCTGTTGCAGTTATAGATGAAAATACTGAATCAATGCCATTAGAACCTTCACCGCCACCTGCGCCTACTGTGACAGTAAATGATGCACCAATCGAGAAACCTGTTGATGTGAGATATCCACCCGCACCGCCGCCGCCAGTGCCCGTGTTAGTAAAGCCTCCAACCGCAACGCCTCCGCCTGCTCCGCCTGCAATTACTAGGTAATCGACTGCTGTAGGTTTAACTGCGCCCTGACTTTGAGTGATGGCTGCTATGACGTTAGCGATCATTATGAAATTGCACCCACAACGTACCAAGTATCTGTGCCAGTCTTAATGCAAGCTGCAGACTTATACTGTGGAAGTGTAGGCGCTGCTGCAACAGCTCCAGCGCTAAGGACTGTAGTTGTGCCAGCAGTTACTGCTGAAATTGTGCAAAGGCCTACGCCTATGTTAAGGACAGTCAGGACTGTGCCGATAGGGAATGCAACCGAGGCGTTGGTAGGAATCTTGAAGGCGATGGCCGTTGCCTTGTTCATTAGCTCTAAGACCTGATACTGGTCTGCTGAGACGGCTGTGTAGTCCACTGTGTTAGCAGTGCCTACTGTAAAGGCTACTAGGCCGTTATAGTCTGCTGCCGTAAAGATGTCACCTGTTGCTGCTGGAAAGCCTACTGCCATGATTGTCTCCTAGTATCCCATAATGGATTGTCCGATTATACCGTAAGTCGATGATCCTATAATGAACCCTTCAACTATTGGCTCAAGTGTTGTTACTGTGCACTTCATAGAGTTTGGCGTGATATCCCACGCTAAGCCCTGCGCCTGCAAGGTCTTCACGATTGTCGAGCCGTCAGGCTGCACGTTGGTGATCTCTAAGTTCTGAAAATAGTCTAGGCCAATCATCGTGTCAGTAGGGACGTCAGGATCAAGTAGATCAACCGTCATGGCGTCAATGCGAATTGTGGTCTCTTTACGTGTTGCTACGTAGATGTCTGCGATGTCCTGAACCTGCGCATCTGTCTGTGCCACTAGGTTCTCTACGTTCATGCCGTGAGGAAAATACTTAGCAATAGAGTCTGCATCAAACGAGGAGACAGTAGAGCCTCCTACTCGTGTCATAGTGGCATCATTAATGATGAGCTTGTCATCAAAGGCAAACTTAAGGTCTGAGTAAGGGATGCCTGTCGTTTGATTAAACTGGATAGGAGTTGCCGCTAAAGATCCTACGACATCGCTACGATCTTTGAACTCTGCTGTGCCGTCTGTACGGATGAAGAATGCACCTTGCTCGGTAAACTCTGCCACCTGTAGGGCTGTGAGGCTTGAGCGTGTAGTGGCTGGATCGGCTTGGCAGGTCGTCGAGCCTGTATCTACGATCCTCATGTTTGCTGGAAAATCTACTTGATCGAGGATCTTGTCTATACGCGTGCCAGTGGTTTGTCCTGCTCCAGAGTCTGCAATTGTTGAGACATTAGCCATTGCAAAGAGTCGAAAGGCATCAGAGCAAACTAGGTCGACATAACCAATCTCTTGACCAATTGGATAGGTGTATCGGTAGTCCTGAACATAACCTGAGAATAAGAACTGCTGTGTTGTAGCAGTAGTAGCAGCTACGCGGATCTTACGAAGTGGAGTGAGAAAGCCAAAATAAGGGCTTGATACATTTTGAGGGTTGAAGTAGGAATTAGGGTCAAGGACTCGGACTGTGCATGAGCCAGCCTCATAAGTGTCACGCATAATGTTACGGCCACGACGGATCGTGATCTGTCTCGTTACATCGCTAAGATCTATGACAGGATCAGGGACTTCTGAACTTGCAAACTGACTGACTCCTATGACGCCGTACTTCTCATCTCCGATAGTAAAAGGATAGCCAAAAGTAGCGCCTTGGCTAAAGTCAAAGGAGACTGAAATTGTTGCTGGAAGGGTCATTCTGCGATGTTGCCGAATCTGCCTTGTCGGTTACTGCGACTTGCCGATCCTGATAGTCCTTGATTAATTGTTGAGTCGCGTATCGCGCTGCCTACTGTTTGACCATCTAGATAAATTTGAATGTTTAGCAACTGGCTTTCTGCCGCTTGGGCTGCATTGTAGGCTGTTGCCAATTCCATTTGTGCATCTGAGAAAGATGAAGAGACTTCTACTGGCTTTTCGCCAAGAGTTGATACTGAGACTCCTAAAGAAGCAGCTGTCCATGCCAATACATCTGCAGGGATCTTCCAATTCTCGTACGGGTTTGGAGCCTTAGGAGTAGCAAGCAACGCAGCCTGTAGAAGGTTGTTGCGCTTGACGGCTTCTTCTAATTGACCAGCAAGCTTTGTTGCTAAGGTCTCGTTCTTATCTAGCAGCGCAATCTGTAGCTGTAGGGATAAGCGATCACTTTCGCTGATCTTACCCTTCAAGCCTGCTGCTAGTCCGATCTGCTCTAACTCAAGCATCCGAGCGGACTTCTCAAGTGCTGTCTTCTTCTTAGCGTCTGCTAATTGCTTGCCTTGCATTCTTGCTAATTCTTTTGCTCGCTTGTCTGCATCTGCTTGCAGTTTGGCAGCTGCTGCACGTTCTGCTGCTGTTGCATAAATACCAACAGGCATTGAACCGATGTAGCCCATCTTTATTTGATTGAAAGATGCCTTAAACATCTTCTCCTGTAGATCGATGATCTTTACAACATCATTCTCATAATCGTCGAAAGGGTTTAACGATGCCAAGATAGCTTGGTCAGATGTCAAGTAGTAAAGTTTCTTAAAGCCAAAGACTGCTGTTGCAACCATGTCAGCAATTTTGGATGCCAAGCGTTCAATCTTGGCCACGAACTCCTGTGGATCTCCTGCTGCAAAGGCAGAGATAAGAGACTCGACTAAAGCCCCACCGATCTTCTCAGATGCCTCTCCTGCTGCTGTGTTGATTAGTTGAAACTTGCCAGCATAGGTGTCAAGGTAATCTGCATTAGCACCCTTGAACTGATCAGATAGTTTGGCCTGCACATCAGCAAACTTCATTGTCTTGAGTTCTGCCTTGGTTAGCCCTAGGTTGTACTTACCTAGTCCTCTGGTCTGTCCAAGATAAGCATTGGCTAAATCTTGCACCACTGTTTCGTATTCGATGCCAGAGCCTGCTGAGATGTCAGTGGCCTGTGTAAGTAGTTCTTGAGCCTTTGTGACAGATCCAGTTGTCTGCAATAGTTTCTGCATTGCTGGACGTAATTGATCATCTGTGATGCCTGTGGCCGCGCTGAGACCAGAGATAAAAGACTCAATGCGAGGAGTCTCAAAGGCTATGCCTAGATTTTTGACTGCAATTGATAACTGACGAGCGGCCTTTTCATCTGCAA